AACAATGAAAATTTTCTTATCAGCAATAGAAAATACAACCTCATCTAAAGACGCTGGTGTCTTGAATATGGCAGAATATATTGTCAAAAAAGGCATTAAAATGAAGTGGAATCTAATGTCTTATTACTATATTAAAAAAAGAGAGGGACTTGCCGAATTCATCAGAGATAATTCTGAAGAAATACTAATAGATAGTGGAGCACATTCCTTTCAGAAAGGGACACAGGTAAATTGGGACACATATACTAGAGAATACGCAAACTTTATAAAAAGGTTTGATAGAGAGAATGTTATTGGCTATTTTGAGATGGATGTAGACAATATCATCGGTTATCAAAAAGTTTTAGAACTAAGGAGGGTTTTGGAGCTTGTTTCGGACAAAATCATTCCGGTTTGGCATAAAAATAGAGGAATCTCTGAATACCAAAAAATGTGTCAAGACTATGCCGGGAAGATTGTAGCCATAACTGGGTTCAAAAACGAAGATATTAAAGACGACCAATATCTTATGTTTCTAAAATATGCCAAAAAGTATAATTGTAAAGTTCATTGTCTTGGAATGACAAGAACAAAAATATTAGATAAAGTGCCATTTGATTATGTAGATAGTTCAAGTTGGGTTCAATCTAGTATTTTTGGCAGGATTGGCACAAAAGGCAAAGTAACAAAAGAGTTTAGTAAAAAGTCTAGGGAAATTGTATTTTTTGAAAATTATAAAGAGGCTATGAAATTACAAAATTACTATAAGAAGAAATGGAGAAATTATGAGTAATGAACTATTACTTTTAATTGAAGCCTTGTTTATCTTTGGCTCACTATTATTAACAAAAAAGTTTTTGGGAAAGTATGGTCTTATTGCGTGGGTGGCAGTTGTCGGAGTATTAGCAAACATTCAAGTCAATGAAAGTATTGATTTGTTTGGTCTAAGTGCGACATTAGGAAATGTGCTATTTGCATCATCTTTCCTCGCAACAGATATGCTCTCTGAATGTTATGGCAAAAAATATGCGAAAAAAGCAGTGTTTGCCGGAATTGGTGCTATGATTTTCTGGATTTTTGTATCACAGATTACATTATTGTTCCAACCGAATGATATTGATGTCGCCAACGGAGCATTCCAATCGCTATTTACAATTTCACTACGAACCACTATTGCTAGTGTAATTATGTATGCGATTGCTAACTTTGCTGATGTTCAACTATTTCACAAATTATCAAAAATTACAAAAGGTAAGCATCTTTGGCTTCGTAACAACATTTGCACTATAACCTGTAATTGTCTTGAAAACTTTGGGTTTGTATTCCTCGCATTTTACGGAGTCTTTCCAACTGCTGACCTTTGGTCTATTGCGTTAGTAACTTGTCTAATTGAGGTTATTATCGCACTCTTTGATACTCCGTTTGCCTATCTTGGCAGGAAACTCAAAACTAAAGAAGAAAAGCAATTAGAAATGGCAAAGGAATAAAAATGATTGTAGAGCTGATAGGATTTATAGCAACTTTCTTAGTATTTATTTCTTTCATACCGAAAGATATCAAATTGATTAGATGGCTCAATCTTATTGGCTCTATTTTCTTTGTAATTTATGGCTTCTGGATAAGTGCATTTTGGACGGGAATTTTGAATTTTTGCCTGATTTTCGTCCAGATTTGGCATTTATTCAAGATTTATAGGGGAAAGAAAGACACAAAAATACAAAAAAGTCAATAAAACCACTTGACAAAATACTTATTTTAACATATAATATATATATAGTAACATTAAACGAAAGGAATTACTATGAAAGGCGAACAGTTAATGCGAACCGATAATATCAAAGTTAAGGAATACAAGACCTACAAGGTCGTAAGGTCTTGGTTCAACCAATTTGCACAGAATTGTTACGAATTGGAAGACGGCACTAGAATCTATATTGATTATGATGGCGAAAAAGTAAGAATTGAAAAATAAGGGAAAGGGCTTCAAGCCCTTTCTTCTGATGAAAGGAATTACTATGGAAAAATTAGATTACGAAATTGAAATTCTATTCAATGGAGTTAGAGCCACTCTAAATAGAAAGAAATGGAATGAACTCGTTGATTTAATTACTGATGGCGATAGAATTGAAATCGTCACAGTTAAATATTAAACGAAAGGAGAAATAATATGACAACTAAATTAAAGAAATCAACGATTGATTTTATTCAAACCTTATTAGAGAAAGAATTGAAAGCAGAATATATCTTTGATGCTCCAAATCCTGATGAGGTGGAATATATCAAAGATTTAGAGAAAGCAGCTCTGGATTTTGCTAGTTATTCCGATAACCCCTTCATTAACGGATTGATAGTGAGGGACTTAATAGGTGAAATCCATAGAAAGGAGAATAAATGAAAGAAGAAATAAAAGATATGCTCGGGGCAGCATTGTTCGGAATAATAATAGCAATAATCTTTATGATGGGAGTATAAATGAAAGAAGGTTATATAGTAGCAAATCTAACTAACTACGGAGATGGATTCGAAATCTTTGGAGTTTATAAGAGCCGAGAAAATGCTGTAAAGCAGTTTCGTAAAGTCATTAGGACCCGTTATGGCTCTTGTCCAAGAGATTTAAGTAAATTATATAAGCCTGGACAACCAAATGCACTTGACTCTGGTGATTCATATCAAATAATTAAATTCAAAGAAAACGAAGGAGAATGGTAATGAAAAAATTAGAATATGAGAGATTCAAAGAGCATATTTCGGATTACTTTCCAAATGCTAAAGAGCTTAAAAATGAAATAGAAAGATATAAGACGATTCCAGACAGTCATCAAACAGTTTGGGGTGCCGTAAATACAATGTGCCAATATGGAGTGTTTAATTGTTATTATAGTCAATGTCTAAATACTCTAAAAGAAGTCTATGGTGATGAATTTGACGAAAGTCGGTATCTCACCAAAAAAGGTGATTGGAGATGGAAGAATAATGAAATGTATGTTTGGACGGTTTATAAAGCTAAAATCTGTAAAACAATTGAAATAATGATTAAGAAAGGAGAAATATAAGATGGTAGAAGTAATAGAGTTTAAGATACCTCGTTGGCCATTGATTGATATGACCGGGTATCAACCGAAAACAACATTTTGGGAAGATTTTAGTTTTGCCGATAATGTAGATGAAAAAGCAGTAAAAGAAACTTTTGATAGAGCTTTTAAAGAATGGAAAGATGATAAGGTCTATGCTACTGAATTGGCTATGGTATTGAATTGGAAACAATTTCAATTCGCTAAAGACGGATATTTATGTGATAACGAAATGTGTAAAACTTATATGGAATTATGGAAGAAAATAGATGAGTATATTGTAAATAATTGGAAAGATGAAAAACTAAGTTATTATTTGAAAGAAACTGATTAGACGAAAGGAGATATTATGAATTTTGGAGATAAAATGAATTGGAAGGGGTGGAAAGATGTTAGAGATTGGTGTGAAAAAAATGGGTTTAAGAATATCGTGAAGAGAATGGATTTGAATAATGATTGTTGGATGAGTAGTGGTGAATTTGGTAGAAATCAAGTAGAAATTTGTGATAGCTTAAGATTTGCTGAAGATGAAATAGAAGCTATGGAGATAGCAAAAGTTTGGGATGAAGGTTTATCAGAAAACTACGGATTATGGTAAAATATGCTATAATTAAGGTAAGCCAGCGATAGAAGCTGGAGGACCTTGCGACTGGGAGTGGTTAGTTCTTGCCACTCCCTTTTACTTTATAATTATTTTATTGTATAATAGAGTTATGGAAAACGAAAAGAATGATGAGATTTACGAAGACGAAAGAGTAAACTATCAATCATATTAGGAGGAAAATAGAATGAGTGAAACTCCCTCAAAGTTGGGAAATTACAAAGTCGGATATAAAAAGCCACCAGTAGAAAGACAATTCGGACAGCCAAATGGAAATCCACGACAAAATGGAGCATGGAAAAAGACAGATTCGGCACGCTATAAGCTGGAACAAATGCTTAAACTATCAGAGAAAGAGTTAAAGATAATCGCAAAAGATAATGATGCTCCTCTATTTGAAAGAAAGCTGGCAGTATGTATTGCTAACGGTCAATGGAAAGAAATTGAAGGGATGATGAATCAAGTTTATGGACAACCTAAACAGAGGATTGAATCCGTTATTACCGCACCTAAACCACTTGTAGATTTGACAGAGCGAAAGAAAAATGGCGAAGATTAGTTTAATTGTAACGGTTTATAATAAAGAAAAGTTTGTAGGTAGATGTTTAGATAGTTTAGAAAAACAAACAGAGAAAGACGCTCAAATCATTGTCGTAGATGACGGCTCTACTGATAAGAGTAAAGAGATTTGTAAGGATTATTGTAAAAGAAATGGTTGGGAATATTATAGGATTAAGCATGGTGGTGTTTCGGACGCGAGAAATTATGGATTAGATAAAGCTGAAAATAAATATGTCACCTTTTTAGATGCTGATGACGCTTTAACTCCTGACGCAATTGATATTATGAGTAGGATTACAAGACACGGTTATAATATTTATCAATTCGGTCAATATCGGCATCATAAAAACGGCATTATAAATGATTGTGCGAGAAAAGGCTTTTATGAAATGAATAAATTGCCAAGAAGGTGGACTATGGTTTGGAATAAACTCTATAAGAAAAGTTTCATTGGCAATATTAGATTTATTAGTGGATTACAATTTGGCGAGGATGAAATCTTTAATGTCAGGTGTATTTTGAAGAATGGTGGTATTTATCACGCACCTCAAACTTTGATAGAGCATTATTTTGATGATAAAGAATCATTATGTCGGGGAGAATTGAGTTTAGAAAGATTAGAGAGATTGATTAAAGAATTAGAGAAATTAAAATCTAAGCAAAAGACAGTAGAAAAAAAACAATGGATTGATAATAAGATTAAGACTCATGAGGAATCGGCATTATTTAGAAGATTCAATTATAAGAGAAAGCCAAATGGAAAATACGACATAGTTTATTTTCTTAAGAATTCGCCGGTAAATAAAGAATTAGTTTATAGTTTAAGGTCGGTAGAAATGAATTGGCAATATAATAAGGTTTGGTTTTATGGTGGATGTCCGAAAAACCTAAGACCAGATGAATATGTATTTGTAAAACAGACGGCTTTAAGTAAATGGCAAAGAGTAAGAGATATGCTTTATTTGGCTTGTAAAAATGATAATATTACTGAGGATTTTTGGCTTTTCAATGATGATTTCTTTGTATTGAGAAAGAAATCAGAAAATATGCCACCACAATATAATAGGACATTAGAAGATAGAATAATTAAGATTGAGAAAAGACATGGCGGTCCGACAGAATATACTAGGCGATTAAAACACCTCGTGAAAACGCTTAAATCGGCTTCTAAGGGCACTTTAGACTATGCGGTGCATAAACCTATATTGATAAACCGAAAACGCATGATAGAAGTTTTAGAAAAGTTTCCGGATGAACCTATGAGCCGAGCCTTATATGGTAATTATTACGAAATCGGTGGAGTAAGCCGACATGATATGAAAATTAAAGTTTTGAAATATAATAAAATGAGTGAGGTAATGAACGGATGGGATTTTGTAAGCACCTCGGATGGAAGTTTTGAAAATGGTAATATTGGTAGATATTTAAGAGATAAGTTTAAGATTAAAAGCAGATTTGAATTATAATAAAAGAAAGGAGATAAAATGCCAGTAGTCGCAGTAAGAAGTGCCGGTGGAAAAATCATTGGTTATAGGTGGGGGAGTAAAGGAAAGATTTATAAGACACCAGAAGAAGCTGAAGCTCAAGGTAAAGCGATAATGGCAAGTGGATGGAAAGAAAATAATGACGATAGCAGCAACAACGGCGCTTAAAAAGATTAAAGATGTTATTTATGAGCCGACATTTTATAAAGTAATTCAAGGTGGTGCATCAGCATCTAAAACTTTTTCCATAATGATTTTATTAGTTGGTTATGCTGAAAGCTACCCGAATTCACTTATTTCGGTGATTGGAATGACTTATAGTCATTTATCAACAGGCGTAATTCGTGATTTTAAGAAAATAATGACAGAAACAAATAGGTGGGATGATAATAATTATAATAAATCGGCAAAGATTTATAATTTTATCAATGGTTCTCAAATTGAGTTTTTGAGTGTAGATAGCATGACTTCTCGTGGTCCTAGGCGTGATGTTTTATTTGTAAATGAGGCAAACGGTATTGATTACGAAACCTTTAACCAATTAGCAACGAGGACGAGAGATTTTGCCATTGTAGACTATAATCCGAGTGCTAAGTTTTGGGCTCATGAAGAATTAGTAGAAAAACAAAAAGACCGGACATCATTTCTAATTACAACTTATAAAGATAATGAAGCATTGGGAAAGCAAGAAAAAGAAAATATTGAAAGTCGGATGCCAAAAAAAGGTGAAGAACCTAGTAATTGGTGGACGGTTTATGGTTTAGGTCAGATTGGTAGTTTAGAGGGAAATGTTTATGAAGGTTGGATTGAGAGTAGTGTAGAAGAAATTAAAAAAGGTAAATTAGTAAGATATGGATTAGACTTTGGCTTTAGTAATGATGAAACGGCTTTAGTGGGGATTTATGATTTAGGTGATAATAAAATCGGTATAATACAATTACTTTATAAAAAAGGCATTTTAGGTTCTCAATATACCGAATATTTGACGAATATCGGCGTAAATCCTAATGTATTGATTGTCGCAGATAGTGCTAGGCCAGAGATTATTGCTGAAATTAAAAATAGTGGATTCAGGATTATAGGTGCTGATAAAAACCCCGGTTCGGTAAAAAGAGGGATTGATAGAGTAAGCCA